GTGTATTCGTTTCCTACATCAGCAGTTGACGGAACAACAAACAAAACATCGCCGGAATAACCGGATGCTTCCGTATTTACCAAACCACCAATAGAACTGAAATCAAACATGTTGTCATAAGACAAAGTTAAAAAAGTAACATTGGTAGTTGCATCCCAGTCTAGGGACGCAGGTGCATCTGTTCCTCCTCCAACTGTGTACCATATTTTATTTAAAGCTACATGCGTGCATGTTTCCTTATTAGCTGATTGGTTCAAAGCAGAAACGTCCACCAAAGTAGTACTGCTTCCACTTCCATCTGAATAAACAGAACAATAAACAATAAGTTTCTTATCGTAGTCGTATTGAGTAGTAGGGCCTGTAACTGAATCAGCCATAACCTACCCCTTATTCAAATGGAGTGGCTAAAGTACCATCGCCATGCAAAAATGCTTCGCAATGCCATACTGCTGCTGTTGTTGCTACCAGACGAATTACTCCGCCTACCAACCAGCCTTGTGCTGCCGACCCTAAGTCAATGGTGTCGTCATCACTGGCATCAGGAATGAAAGTGTTGGTATCTGTTGCAGTTGCTGGATCAAAGATCGTAGCAAAACCAGAGAATAAATCACTGGTATTGTCTGTATTGATCTGTCCTGCACCTGTAAAGGTAGTGCCAACGATAAAGGTGTAGTTTATCCCTGCTGCGGCTGTAGGCAGTGTTACCACTATGCCTGCTGCCCTGTTCAGAGTATAAACAGTTCCTGAATCGGTTGATTCTACTGATTTGGTAGCAGACGTAATGCTGCTGACATTAGAATAAGCAGAAACATAGCCCGTAGTGGTAATATTACCGCTGGAATCAATATCCAAATTTGTTGTTACAGCCCCTGTGCCAGACGTAACGCTGATTTGTTCAAAACCGTTTTCCGATCTGACTGGGCCATTAAAGGTTGTATTTGCCATTATTTTTCTCCCGAAAAAAAGCCTATCGTCTTGGCTTGTCTGCTAGGTCAGTCGATAGGTAAAGTTATCCTAGTGAATAAGCCTGTATTCAATGTTACTTCTAAACGGGGTAAATATAAAGAAAAATTTAGGTTGATGGGGGTTGAGTAAGAAACCCCCCCATCACAGGTTCCATTTAGCTTATGCTCCGGGGCTGCCAAAGACAGTTCGAGGGTCAGACCACCCGAACGAATATCTTTCACGAGCCTTGTAACGTACGTTACCGGTATCAAAATCCGCTTCCATCGAGGTTTTGATTGCTGCACGGTTAAACATTTTAAAACCGTTAGGACAATCTGTCTTGATGAACCACGCATCTGTATCAGTAAGATAATGATTAACAGTATAGCCTTCTGGGACCATGCCCATATTTCTAATAGCGTTAATGTCATTATCCGCCGTACCTACCCGCCCGGGAGTTTCCAATAAACGATCAGCGGTAAACTGAAGCTCTTTAGGAATAATTAATTTTAATCCCTGCAAAGCAACTTTTAAGCCGCGTTCGTCTGTGAATGCCGCAATATCAATCAATGCTTGTTCTAAAGAAGTTTCATTCAGATCGGCTGCTGTTGAAAGCTCATTACGCAAATTAGCTCCACCCACAGTTGGATGGTCTGTTGCGCAAAGTTCTTTCGTGTCGCCGCCCGGATAACTACTATTAAAAGCATTATTCAATACCGCTGCACCTTTGACTTGCTTGGTGTTCGACATACTTCTGGCAAGCGCTCGAGTGTATCTTGCTGACAATTTGTCATAAAGATTATCCTCGACAGCTTCTTCCGTAATGCTGAAAGCCAAAGCAATCGTTTCGTGGGTATACCTTGATGTAAACGCTTCTTGCGCTTGATCAAAGGCTACTCCCGCTCCTTCTGATTTAACGGGGGCTGTGTCAAAACCGGTGAGCATGACCTCTTCTTCAAAAGCCCGGTCACTAGATTCAGTATCGAATATTTGTTCGTGTTCCTGATCATAGCGTCCGTACTCAAGTCCGAAAAGAGCATTTAAGCCTGGAAGCAACTCTTTTACAAGTTGCGCTCTACTTATAGCCATTATTTACTCCTAAGTTCCTGCTACACCACCACGCATATAATGCTCATTAATCAAAACGACTAAGTTTGCATTATCTGCCGTGAGGTCTCCGTTAGAATCGTCTTGGACCACACCAACAATCTTTAACTGAAGCGCTAAAGTTGTGGCGATTGAGCTAGAGTCAAGTTCTCTGGTTGCAACGCCCGTTGTCGTACTACCACCAATGCCGTCTGTATCAGCATTTCTGCCCATACAGGTTATAGCTGAAGCACCGTCTGCTTGTACTAGAAACAGTTGGTTAGGGTCGTCATAAATATATACTTCTATGTCGCCACTTCCGAGTGCTGTCGTGCTGGCTGGGTAATAGTTCTTAAAGGTGGGAGTTCCGTCAGAAGCAACATAGTAACAGTGTGAAAACACACCAACAATATTAGCAGAACTAACTGCCGCAGTTTCAATATAACCAGCATTGAATATAACAATATCACCTTGATAGATGCTTGTGCTATATCCCGAGGGATTAATTAAATACTTATTTGCTTGCTGAACCGGCCATCCGGCACCTTTATATGGACGAAGCCCAAAGGCTTTATCTACATTGGCCATTTATTTCCTCCGAAATAAAGATGAACGATTACTATTTGGTACCTAAAAAACTTACTTTTCGTCAGCTTTTCTAGTACCGCCCATTGTTACACGTGTTTGTCGGTTCGGTTTATGTACCGACATGGAAGGATGAGTGCCGTCCCTAAACAAATCATTGTCAACTGCGTCCATTTGACCTTCGGTCCGAGTTTTAAAATAAACCTCGCGCTCGCCAACTGTTTCTTTAGGTATACGGGCTAATATCAGCCCTCCTACCCCAATAGCCCCTGCGTGTTTGCCTTCTTCAACTACGGGAGATTCAAAATCCGGATATTCGTCTGCTCTCACAGGTTCATATCCTTCGCGGAGTTTCGCTGACATGTTTTTGGTGTCAGCTTGTCCACGGACTTCGTATCTAATCCATCGATGATGATAGCCTTCAGGTGGCTCGGGTGCATCCAGTGCGGATGGGGGAGACCAAGGTTTGCGCCGTGCTTTTTTCTCACGGCTCTCAGTCTCGCGTGAAGTTCGAGTTGTTTCTTTTACGTTTTCATTGGACTCAGCCATTTTGTTACTCCTTCACGTATTTAGCGTACTCTTCTAGTGGCACACCAAGTTTTTTAGCTATAGCGACCTGTGATGGTGTGAGTCTCACAGTCTTGCTGCGCCCTTTTTTCGGACTGCGTGTAGCAGATGCAACTGTCTGGACGGGACGAGTTTCCGTTCCGGAAGAGGCTCCATTAAACTTATGTGGAAACTCTTCTCTCATTCTTTTATCAACTTCATTGTAGTATTGATCGGAGGAAGGATCAAATCCTTCTTCTTCGGTCAACTGACGATGGACCACAAAACTGGTCATGGTCATGGCTGTATCCTCACCAAACCATGAATTTTTTCTTGCCCACGCTTCCGCTTTAGGGTCTGGCGGTGCAGGGGCTTCATTGGGTTGTTTGAATGCGGTTGTTTTTACTGTTTTATTAGCCAAACTTTGTCGAACTTTTCTTTGGTCATTAAGTTTTTTCAGGTTCTGTGCTTCAACCGCAAGACGCGCCAGTTTTTGTTGTGATTCAACCTGCTGGTCCACATCATCGTTTTCCGTGGCTTGTTTTAAAGCCGCCTTGGCTGCTTGGGTTTCCGTAGTGATTCGATTGGCAAATTCAATAATGTAATTGCCGTCCAAAGCTGTGTTTCTGTTTTTAAGCGTTGAATTTTCTTTCTGCACATTTTGTGCATAGTCCGTTGCCGCTTGTTCCCGGCGCTCGGCTTCCCGCAATCTGGCTGTCAGCTTGTTAATGCGCTGCTGTACATTTTTGCTGTAATCTTCAAGTTCCTTCTTGGGCTCTTCTACTTCTTCTACCCTGATTTTTTCGGTAGTTTCTTGTGGTGTTTCGGCCGCTACTTCGGTGATTACAGCGCCTTCTGCTGGAAGTTCGACATCAACGGCTGGGCCGGTGACGTCTAAATCAACCATTTTCTCTTCATTGGTTTTTGTTAGTTCTTGTCTAGGCATGGGTCACTCCTCATGTTTTTAATAGTTATGCAGAATTGCTTCTGGATCAGATATTTTCGCAATAATTTCGTCATCATTCAATATCTTAACTTCTCCTCCTTCAATTTCAAATCGGGAACCTGCGTATCTCCCGAATAAAACCCAGTCCCCGGATTTACACCAAGGACCCGTTGGAAATTTGTCTTCGTCACTGTAGGCAAGGTTTCCGGTCTTTAATACATAACCGAGAACCGTGCTTATCTGTTGGCGTTCCATTGTTTTTTCAGTAAGGTAAATGCCTCCGTCTGTACGACCTTTGCCACGGTAAGGAAGAATAAGGATGCGCCATCCTGTTGGTTCAGGGAGTTGTTCTAACAAAGCAGAGGTTATTTTTTCCGGATTTAATTTTTCCCCGTCAGTTTTCTTTTTGCTGACGTTTTCATAGGCTTTTTGTAAAGGTGTTTTTCCTTCTTCTTCCTGTGCCCATTTTTGCTCTAAAATAGAGGTTGCGTCACTCAAAGCGTTCTCCCATCCTATCCAGTAACTCGGTAATTTCCGATTTTACATAGGTTAAGGCCTCTGTTTGACCGGTCAAATTGCGGTAATGCTCCCAATCTTTAACTTCTCCGTTGAGCATCATCGTTTGTATTCGTTCTTCTTTTTCCTTAACTATTTTAAGAATTTTATAGGCAAAATCTATGGCGTCAATTGTCTTCTCTCCGCTTAACTAAACAGGTCCTCATCATACTCTGTTGAAATGTCAAAATTATAATCAGCCGGATTTCCCAAATCCAGGTCCCCAAGTCCAGTTGGGTCTTCGGCCCCTGTTGTGGCTCCTCCGGCGAAAGGTGTTGTTCCATACCATGGATTAAACATCAGGGCATAAGGGTCCACGTCTCCATAAGGACTGGTATAGGTTCCGTAAGGACTACTAGGTTGTTGGGTTCCTGTATCTATAGTTGTGTCTCCTACAGCTAAAAGTGCGTTTTGAATGGCTTCATTAATTGACCCACCTTGGCCCAAGGCTCCTTGAAGAGCGGTATCAATAAGTCCCTGTACTCCTACATCACCCATGTATCCAGATTCTCCAAGCATTGCCTGAACTTGTTCTTGGTTCAGGTGCCCAGATTCTGCAAGCATTGCCTGAACCTGTTCTGTAGACATTCCTTGTGCCATTGCGGCGTCAATCATTTGCTGCACTGCATCAGCGGTAAGGGCATCTTCCGTTGGAGTTGTTTCAATTCCCGCTATGGCAGTAGCGATCATTGCTGTAATATCATCTGCGCTTAATACTCCGCCATATTCTGTTTGTATTAATGCAAGAATGTCGGCTTCAGTCATTCCCTCTGCTAATTTTTCTGCGATCAGAGCATTAACTTCATCCATCAAAGACGTATATTGGGCTTCTTGGGCTGTAGTAATCGCCAAATTGATGTCCTCATCACTCATCTGGTCGCCATATTCTGCCCTGATCATTTCAGCAATTTGTTCAGGGGTCATCCCATCAGTCAGGGCTTCTGCAATCCTTGCATTAACTTCCTCCATCAAAGACGTGTATTGGTTGTCTAGCGCCGTAGTAATCGCCAAATTGATGTCCTCCGGACTCATCTGGTCGCCATATTGCGCCGTAATTAGGTCAATAATTTCTTGTTCACTCATTCCTTCAGCTAGTTTCTCTGCGATCAAAGCATTAACTTCATCCATCAAAGACGTATATTGGGTTTCTTGCGCTGTAGCGATTGCGGCATAAATATCCTCATCGCTCATCGTTTCGCCGAATTGTTCCTGAATCATTGCAAAAATATCGTCTTCACTTAATCCTTGTGCTAGATTATCTTTGATCATTTGTTGGATCATATCCGTGGTAGAGTAAGCGGAAAGAGCGCCTCCGAAAGGATCCCCTAGTGCTCCCCAACCTTGTTCCTCAAGCAGCTTTTGTATTTGAGCTGCATCGGGAAGCCCTGCCAGTTGCGCATCTAAAGTTGCTTGGTCTATATAATTCTGGTCTGGTATGTTCCCGATAGATTCATCAATCATTGCCTGCATTGTCGGTGTCCAGTTTTCCGGCATCCAATCCGCCTGTCCCATTTTTTGCAGGGTTTCATAATCAATTGGCAGTGTATTTTTAAACAGGTCTTCAGCATCAGCGGCAGTCAAAACATCGCTGAAATTAAAATCTGGGCCGATGCCCGCTTCTTGCATAGCTGCGGCAATGGCAGCCTTTATATCTTCTTGGTTTGTTGCTCCGGGAGGTGTTGTATCCTCCTCTGTTGGTGTATCTGGTTGTTCTATGGCTTCCAAGGTATCGGGGTCTCTCAGTCCTTGTGCCATTTGTAAAATCCACGAGGCGTCTCCTATTGAAATCGTGCCGTCTTGGTTCACATCAGCCACACCTAATTGTTCTGGAGTAAGCTGACTTACTTCGCCTAAATGTTCAATAATGTTTTGGGCTGTTATACCTTTATAAGAATACTCTGTTGCATCTGTTGTATCTGGTGTATTTGTAACGTCCTCATCAGGGGGTCCCCATGGTTTGTCAAAATCTCCGGCTTCCAGTCTATCGATAAGGGGTTGCAGCATTCCAGCCAAAGCCGGATTGTTTGCTATCTGTTCCTTCATCTTGGGTATGTCTGAAACAGAGTAAGATTTGTCCGTTGGACCATAGACAAAACCTTCGCTGGCTTCTTGTTGTTTTGGTTTTCCTTTTGGTTTTGGTCTTGCTGGCATTATTTTCCTTTGGGTTTAGGTTGGTTCATTTTTTCACGGGATACTTGTGCCCTGAGCGCGGCTATATCTTCCTGACTGCGAATCTTCTCTTCATCCATTTCATCACGTTTTACCATTTTCTCCCGATCCAGTTCAAGTCTTTCCTTGCCAAGCGTCTTGTCGTCTTGGTTCTCCTGTGATCTTATCATAAGTTCTTTTTCCTTCAATTCCAAGACACCTTCATTATCACCGGAAAGTTCCATGATTTCATTAAGTTCCGGCATCAGTTGTTCCAGTATCTCGTTTTCAATCTGTGCTTTCAGTTGCTCACGCACCGGATTGGGAGGCATAGGAGGCGGTTGTGCCCCTCCCTGCTGCTGTGCCATTTGCTGTTGTTGCATCATGGCTTGTTCCTGCTGCAACTGTTGCTGTAATTGTGGGTCCTGCGCTGCCATCTGTTGCATTTGCTGTTCGGCAATCTGGGCTGCTTTCAGGGACACATGCTGGAAAATGTGTCCCAGCAAAGCTCCAGCGACCGGCGGAGCCATTTTTGCCATGGGATTGCTCATGAAAGCCATGTGAACACTAATGTGCGCGTCGTGATCCTGTTCGGGAAACGCGTTTAAGGGTGCTCCCATTAAGGTGCTTCCATTCTCCATGGCCGGGTCCACCGGTGCTGGGGGTGGTGGGTCGGGAAGCAACAAAGTTTCAATATTCTGTGAACCGAGTGCTGTGTACATGCGCCTGTACGCTTCCTTTATATTATGTATTTCCGGATTGCTCTGTACCAGTTGCAGTTCCTGCTGGGCCAAGGAAATACGCTGGGCAAAGGAGAAAAAATTGGGGTCGGAAACTGGAACAATATCAACACGGTTGTCAAAATCCGCCTGCTTGATCATCTGGTCGCCGCCAACAACCTGATACGGATATTCCGGTGGCAGGAATTCCGAGAAAACTCTTGCCAGTATCTTGAATTCTATTTTTTGGGCATAGTGCAATCGCTTGTGGACAGCGGACATGACCTTGGTCCCCTGTTCAAGAAGTGCCAAAGTGGTGCCGACGGCTGCCTGTTCATTGCCTTCGCCCACCTGCATGTCGGTCACAGCGGCAAAGCGTTGCCCTGCTTCGACACAGAATCCCATCAATTGGAATAAAGTACCGCTAGGTTCCTTGTAGGGGAGTGGTAACAGGGAATCTTTCAGGGCTCCGCCGGGTGCGTCCACGTCCCGAAATTCTCCGGGTTCCAGTGGTGTTTCGTCGTCCCTGATCCGCAGTCCTCTAGCCTTGAATCCGGCAGGGAGATTAGACAAGGTACCTGCATCAATCAATTGTCGCAGGGCTGCGGTTGCCGTTCTCGACAATCCGCCGATCATGTGGATCAAACCAAAGCCGTAAAAGCCCAAGCCGGGGAGGAATTTATAGTGGACAAAATACTGTATCTTGCGTTTTAAGGGATCGTTTT